CGTTTAGTGCAGAATTACCTAACTTACTTGCACCTTTTTTCAAATACCCAAGGTCTTCTAGTGCAGGCGCTCCAAATTGATAGCCGCCAATGTATCCAAATTGGTTTCCAGTATTGCCGTAATCGCCGCCGCTTTCTCGCTTGAGCAAGGCTGCTTTATATCTATCAACACCGTCGGCTCCGATTCTTTCTTGCAGTTTACCCATATTATAATCCTAGCAATTTAAACAATCCTGTTTTTTTAGGAACATAAATCTGAACACCTGAACGAAAATCAAAAATAGGATCTCGAATTGTATCCATATTTCGTTGTGCAAATACCCACCACAACTTAGTAGTGTCATACAAATAAAAACTTAACAAGTCAGGTCTATGATGAAACTGTGGTTCAATGTCGTATAGGATATCATCTGATTCAGCACTTACTGGTCGAATAGCAAAGTGTCCCATGTTTCCAGTTTCTTGAGGTGTAAATGCCCAAGGGCTTGTCAGAGTATAATTTGCCATTAGATAAATCCTCCACTGTTAACATACTTGCCGTTGACAAAGTCTTGCATATTAAATTTTCTAACCGACTCGCGGCTGTACATAGGTTGTAAAGTTAAACTTATCTGGCTCTTAACTGGAGCATATCCTACACCAATTTTAGTGCTAGGATCTTTTACTTCTTTAGAAGTATCGCCAGGTGTAATAACTCCAGCGGCGATGTAATCAACATCCTTTGGCATTTCCATTTGAAAACTTGTAACAACTACAGGAACATTTTTAAAAACATAGTCGCCGTACCCGTTTAATTTTAGAACAGGAGGAGGTGCTCCTGCAAACTCGGTATTAT